ATTAATGTCTTTGTATTCATCAGGCATAAACCATTCACTTTGACATACACCGTCAAAAGTCTTTTGATCTACATCTAATGGGATATACTTTTGTAGTTTATCAAAGCCTTGCTCTTCCATAGCAGTATTGAATTTATCAACATCGTCACTTTCGTCACAAAGAACTACATGAACTTTATCAGCATTACCTGTATAAATCATGTCAATTAAATCTTTGTTTGTAAATCGTGGTATTCCTAGAGAGTCTGTTTTCATAAGCATACAGTAAGTTTAACTTACATTTATTAATTTGTCAAGAGGAGAATTACTAGAATCTTGAGATTGTTGTGCTTTTAATTGCTGCTTTGCAATTTTACTATGCAGTTCTACTTTATAGATATCTATAAAGGTTACTAACTGATCTTGTATCATAGGATTGTGTCCAGACATTGCCCACTTTTGAGACAATTCTGCAATCTTTAATTCAATTTCAGATATAGTAAGTTCAGATAAATCTTGTTGAAATGGACTAAACACTAAATTCGCCTATAATACGTCCAAATGTTCTTAGACCGCCATCATTACTTTCAAATTGCACCATAATAAATTTATTATTATCATCACCGTTTAATTCAAAATTATCCCATAATGCATTACCGTCATTCCATAATACATTACCTGCACCTACATCCCATGATAGTACAGGTTTTGCACCTGCGGCAGCAGCTAGAGTAGAATCCATTCTTACTATCACTTGCATTACAGAATGTTTAGGTGATGAACTTGAACCTAAAAAATTTCTTATTTGTAAGGTACAATCTGCTGAAAATGTTAATTCATAATATGCAGCTTCTTCAAAGTCTAACGTCTTCGTAGAAGTTGTATTACTAATAGCACCAACATTAGCTTCGTTAGATATTTGAACAAAGTTTGCATTAACAATATTATTACCTGCATGATTATTTGCAGCAGTTGTTTTTGCTGTATCGTCTTGTAGCGTAGCAATATAGCCAGCTGCACCAGTTAAGCTATCTTTAATTGCTGAAAAATTATTTCTAAAACCTTGACTATCATTATCCTGTCCTGCAACTGGAAATGCTATATCAACGCTTCCTGGCGTTATATTAGTTGTATCACTCACTTCATTACTCCTTACACATATTTATATGTTTTATACATTAGATGCATTTGTTGTGAACACTATGTATTGTTCGTTATCGTTATCAAGTGAACTGTTTAACAGATAACGATCTACATCTAACTCTATTTTTTTAAAATCAAAATTGCTATTTTTTATAGCAGCTTTTATATTTTCTGCTTCTCCAATTTTACAGTAGCATAATGGTACACATAATACAAATCCAGGGTAAGCAATAGTTCCAGGTTGTTGACTACGCATCCATAGTGGTAAAAATTTATTATCAGTGTCGCCTATTTCACGTAATCTTTTTCGCATATTAACAGTATTAGAAATAAATCTTTCTCTGCGATTTGTATCACTTATAAGAACTAAATCACTATCAGATTTAATTGTATTACCTTCAGGTCTAAATCTATAAGGTGCGCTATCATTATTGATTGTTGCTACACTTACATCTCCACTGCGACCTTCGATTACAAGGTTACCGTTACTATCAAACCTATCAATTATACTTGTTCCGTCACGCTGTACAACTTCTATACCACCGTTTGATTGTTCAACTTGTCTTACACCGCTACTATCTATTGTAACTTGAATAACAGGATCGCCTTCGCCAACACCACTTGCGTCATCAAGTGGACTGTACTCTACACTATCAGCAGTTATTCCACGTTGTACCCAATTAGTGAAACTTAAATTTGTATCTTTATTTAAATTGTTATCTGGATCTATTACTGTAACATACACTACTTCATACACTGGTTCGGTCGTTCCAGGATTATATGCAATTGCTGTATTAACATCGCCAAAATAATATGTTTTTCTTTTGTGATTTCTACCTGCTGCTGCAACATATCTTTCAGTATTCTTTTTTTCTATACCTGCATATAACAACATTTTAAGATCACGTTGTGCTCCAAAGTTTGGATCGTTAGGTCTATATAATTTAGTAGTATTAAAAATATCACCGTCATTGATAAAACTTTTAAACAATGAACGTTGATCTATTTTTAATAATGGCTTTAAATATAAATCAGAATATAATTTATCATTAGGATCATTAACAACTAAGGTAAATTCTTTTGTAACTGCACTATAACCTAATTTGTCTTTTGCTTCTATAGTAAACACATATTTTCTATCAAACGTTGTTGTTCCCAGATCAAATGTACAGTTATTGCTATCAAATATAACAAGACCGGTTTCTGTATCATTTGCAAATTGTCTTACGTTGCCAATAATTTCTCCTCTAGGATCTAATCTTAATCCTGGTGGTAACGTACCTGACTTTACAGTGTAGTAAATCCAGTTACTAGGTAAGGTAGTATTTGCTTCGATTTTAAAGGTACTAATATTGTTAGCACCGATTGTTCCTAAGTTAGCAGGTGATTTCCATGTAATAACACTTTCAATTTCGCCTAATATTTTAATAGTAAATGTTTTATCTTTGTATGCTTCTTCTGGAGTGCCTTGTCTAACTGCACGTAATGTAAATTTATATTCCTTTGTAATAGCTGGTTGATAAGGTACCCTACCAGCAACTTCTCCATCAACACTATCAAGAGATAATCCCGGAGGAAGTATACTACTTGAACCGTCTGGATTAGTTGGTTGTAGTATATATCCTATATTACCTGCTACGTGTAGTGGATCTAGTGTTTCAAAGAATAAAGTAATATAATTATTAGCTCGTCTTATACCTAAGTCTGCAGGAGTAAGCCATATTGGTGTACGCACATATGTATTGTCAGCAGTAAATATGCCAGTGCCGACTTGCATAATAGTATTGTCTGCTCTAAGATAATCATCGCCTACTAAGTATATAATAAATTGACGCTTTTCAACAGTTTCACCATCAGACACACTTACAATAAATTCATAATATCTGTTTAATTTACGAGGTACTTTTGTTTTAATACTAAAATCATAAAACTCTGTATCATAATAAAAACTACTATACCCATTATGACTCAGCACACTAAAATCAAACGGATTTACACTGTAATATGATGTATCGTAGCCGCCATCCCCTGCATCTTTATCTAATGCAAGTAACGGTTCAACAACTCCTACAAGTTGACCTTCTGGTAATAGTCTAACTCCAGGCGGTAAAACTCCATCCCCATCTTCTATCCAAAAGGTTAGTTTTTCTCCTGTAGGAATATCAGGATCAATAACTTGTAAATGGAAATCAACAGGTTGACTATCTAGTATAAAATACTGATTTGCTAAACCTATTTGTAAATTGCCTACAGGTGTTACCCATACTGGAGCATCAGCACCTTCAATAGTAATAGTATATGACCTATCTTCAAAATCGTCTGTACCTGATGCACGTAAGCAGAACGTAAAGTCTGTTGTTCTTGCTACTTCATATGCTGTACCAACTATAGATGATCCATTTATTCTTAGTCCTGGAGGCATCTGTCCACTAATCTGTACAATTTGATCAGTGTTTGTTGGCAATGCAATATCAAGAATTGTTCCTTCTTGGTATGTTCCCAAATTTGTGCCTGTTTCTAAAGTCCAGTACATATAAATTCCTATCCTACAATTGGGCCAAAGTCTAACGTTCTTCCATCAGGCGATTCAATAGTTCCAAAATCTACTGCTGCTGATTGTACTATCCAATCTAAAAGTCTAGGAGCATTACCTGTTGCACTACCAAAATCAAAATTTAATTCTTCTAGCAATACATTAAATGTTCTTATGTCTATGCCATATACATTACCTGCAAGAGCACCGTTAAATTGTGCAGCAGTTACAGTAGCAGCATTAATAATGTCTTGATTATTAGCATCTAAATTACCACCTAATGTAGGTGTTGTATCAGCTTTTAGTTTTGGATTAATGCGAAATTCTATTTCTCCGCTATCGCCATTATAGCTAATATAAACTTGATCTACTCCGGGTGCAATAGCATCAGGATAAGGAACACCTTTTAAGTGTACCATTTGATTTGCCATACTATCTGTTTTAAGATCAGTTCCTGAATTTGTAACAAATCTCCATTCGCTACCTATTGCATCTAAACTAATATCTTCATCAGTTTGATTAACAACTATGCGTCCCCCCGGGGAAGGTCGTATTCTTCTAAATCTTAGATCATATCCTATTCTATCCTTAAACACATCAGCACCTGTGCCTGCATCACCGACGTTACTTGCAGTTGTTTTTTCATCGTTGCGTAAATCCAAGTCTTCAAAATTTTGATTTACTTTTAAAAACGCCTCGCGGAGATCGTCTCCTGTTCCGTCGTTTGCAAATGTTCCTAAGTTAATTAAATTTACAGCCATTTATTTCTCCATTAAGCCACTGATGATAAGTTTGTCCAAATTGCGCCATCGTAAAATACAACATATGGTCTAG